CTATTATTATGCCATTGTTTAATATAAAGTCAGGAGTATAGGTGCGATATGCTAAATCTTCCCATTCTATCTTGATACTTTCATATGAATACTCACATTTCTTTTTCTTTAAATATAAAGATAACTTGTATTCTAAACCACTTCTATATCCATATTTTTTTGCTTGTTTACTTACTTGGTAAATATGCACCTATTCACCTTTAAGTTTTATATATTGAACCATCTTAGGTTCTTTAGCTTGAGACATTTGTGCTGGTAACTCACGAAGAGTTTCCCAACATGTATTTCTAAACTCACAGAATGTACAATTTTTATTAAGAACCATATTACCTGTAGGTATTTTTCTAAAGAATTCAGGTTCAGGTTCAAAACATCTCTTTAATTCTTTTGCTTCTGATGCTTTTATTGTTTCTCTTATCTTGTTTAGTTCTTCTTCTAAGTTCATGTTAGCTGCAGATACATACTTAAATTGACCATTGGCTTTATTTACAACCCACCAACCACCTATTTTCTTACCTGATGCCTTTACATAACCTGCTAGTTGTCCAATATAACCAAAGCTATCACCACTCTTTAATGCTTCAAAAGATTCAAACTTATACTTATATGACCAATCAGATGCAGACTTAATATCATCTACAGCACCATCTAATACTATATCATATGTACCCGTCACAGTTGTATCTTCATCTAACTTTAATTCTACTTCTGTATTGTCTTGGTACTTCATGCCTGCTTCAGTTAATAACCCTTTGAAGACTGCTTCAACTATATCTCCTAACATCATGTTCATCACAAATGTAGTAGGTTTAGGTAAAGCTTTTTCCGGGTGGTTCTTTTGAAACCAAAGCTGACATGAAGGTCTACCAATATTAGATATGCGATATCTAAACTCGTCTCTTTTATTACCACCAGCAAATTGACGTTTCAAAGCTAACTTGATTTCCTCGCCTATTCTATCTATAGTGGCTTCACTCATTTGAGTTTTGCCTTTAGTCGCATCTTCAAGATACTGATGAATCGCCAATTCTGCTGGATGGTTCATTATGCTACCTCTTCAGAAGCATCTATGTCAATGAAGTCATTTACTGTATCCATGTCTTCTTGACTTATACTACTTCCATTATTCACACTCCATTCATTAATTATATACTCATTATAATTTTGAATCCAAGAAACAAAGTCTGAAAACATTGTTTGGTCAGCATCCGTTAGAGTTACTGTCGTAGCAATGTCTAGGCTTGGTCTTGGAAGATAAAAGGAATTACCATTAGGTAACTTTCTTTCTTCAGTGTTTAGCACAATGTTATGTTGTACTGGTAGCCTCTTCATTTGAGCTAACTTAGCAAATGGAGCACCCATAATCTTAAAAGCATCACGATTATCGATTTCCCAAATGAAAGGAGACTCCTCTAGACTAGTAGCTTCACCTTTATCATTAATGGTGTTTTCCAATGTTATTAATCCAAATATAACACGAACTCTTTTTATTTGTTTTAATAAATCTTGTTGGGCTACTGGTAATGATTTAAAATCCTTTACATAACCTGCGGGTTTACCACAGTTAAATGTGCCTTGATTGTCTTTTAAATCAATGTTTAAACTATCAGCCATAACAGTCTTATGGTAAGTACCCATAGGCTCACCGGGTTTTGCATTTGTATTCTTAATGAATCTCTTATACATAAACCTCTGCATAAAAGGTCTGATAGTTGCTGATGAACCATAAAAGGTTTCAATGTCAGGTTTGTCTAGGCGATATGTACCCCCATTGACAACTTCAACTTTAACACTTTTACCATTCATATCTGTCTCACCCATAATTGGAGAATGATTAATTCTCAATCTAGGTAAGGTGTTGCTCTTCTTTGTTTGTGTAGAGCCTTCTCCTGCGATACCCATAGCTTTTGCCATTGCAGCATAGTTATTTGTATCAATAGTTACTAAATCACTCATGTGTGATACCTTCCTTTCTTTTAAGTTTCATAGTTATATCATGCGACATCTTTTGTGTCAAGCCAATTGTCACCTATTTTTGCTTCTAATAGTAACGGAACATTTAATTCAATACAAAATGTTTTTTCAATCAAATATTGTAACTCTGCATTGATTTGTTTTATGATGTATATTACTTGAGTTATTTCTTTTGGATGCACATCAATCACCACAGAATCATGTACACTATTCACTATACAAGACTTATATGATTTAAGTTTATCTTCCATATGCATTAACACTAAGGGCACTATGTCAGCAGTAGCAAATGATTGTACGGGATAATTCTTTATTTGTGTAAAGTTTGTTACATTACCATTTGTCAATCTTCTTATATCCGGGAAAGAAAACTGTCTTCCTGATGGTGTTGTAATCATACCTTTGTTCATAGCTTCTGAAGCCAATCGGGAATGCCATGACTTAATTCCTTTGTATTTTTGTGTGAAGTGTTCATAGTATTTAGCTTCGGCTTCTGTTCTTCCAAATCCTGTTGCTCCGTATAGTGGTGCAAACGTGTGTGCTTTCGCATCTTGGCGAGTAGTCTGTTGACCCGCATCTGTAATAACTTTAGACGTATACGAGTGAACATCAAATCCAGTTGTAACTTCTTCAATAGCAACTCCATCTTGTGATAAATAGGCAGCAACTCTAAATTCTAATTGTGCAAAGTCAGCTTCTAATACCTTGCCACCTTCCCAACGTGACACGAACACCTTCTTCACAGGAAATGTACCACCTCTAGGCATGTTCTGCATGTTAGGGTCAGCACCACTAAATCTACCAGTTGATGTTCTGTGCTGTAATAATCTAACATGTAACTTACCGTCAGGTTTCATATAAGTATTGATACCATGTATGAATGAGGACAAGTATGTATCTAATGCTGATAGCCTTTGTAAATCATATAGAAAGCCATAAGCGGAAGTAGAATTTGTTCTCTTTGTTACATGCTGTAGAACACCTAACATTTTCTTATTGACACTAAATCCATTTGCACTAACCCACTTTACTGTTGGTGCATTAAACCTAAGACCTGCTATCTGTTCAGTAGGTATAAAAATGTAGCCAAGGCTACTGCAAGTAGTACACTTGGGTAATTTAGCATATAAAGTTCCATCCTTTTTTACCTTTCTTATTGTACCTGTTCCATTACATTCTGTACACTTCTCTGCTTTTGTCTTATAGATTATATCAGAATTTTCTTCTATTTTAGCTTTGAACTCTTCTTTACTCATATAAGGAACAAAGTGATTCATCCAAGTTGTTTTATCTTTAGGCTTTCTACTGTAAACAATCCAAGACATTTGTTCAGGACTATTAAGATTGATAGGTGTGTCACCCATAAGGTCATGTACTTGTCTATTCAACCTCGCTTCTACATCAGCCTTCTCTTTCTCAAACTCCTCTCTAACTTCATTTAACTTATTAACATCAACTGTGAATCCTGTTTGATATATCCTAGCTAATGTTAATGCTACACGATTTGTAAGAATAACTGTGTTCATTAAACCTGAATACTCAACTGTATTTAGTTTCTTGTACAGAACGTCAGATAGTTCTTGTGTAGCTTTTAAATCAGCAGATAAATAATCCGATAATTCTTGTTTAGGTATCTCATCAATAGGCACTTTATTTTTGAAATACTCTTTCATTGTATCTTGCTTCTTAGTCATTAAGTTATGTCTGTTAGCACAAGCTTCCAAAGACAAAGGTTCTTTTATGCCACGTTGCAATACATATTCTACTAACATAGTATCAAACACAGGACCATCATACTTTAATCCACACTCCCATAACCACAATAAATCATGCACTATGTTATGTCCTATGAGTATGGTTGCTTCATCAAGTAACTCTTGTACACCATTAAACTCATCTCTAAACAAGTACTCCTTACCACTATCTGTAAGGCAACCTACCATAACAAGTTTGTTGTCTGTCTCAAATGGGTCAAGATGTAGTTTGCCATCTCTATGAGTAACAGTATTCTCTACATCAAGTGTTAGCTTCATGCTGTATACCTAGCTGTTCTATAATCTAAATTACAAGTAACATTACCATGCCATCCTGTCAATTTATTTTTTACTACATTGAGATGTCTTTCAGGACCTTCTTCTTCTTGACCCTCTATTGG